GAATTCCTTTGATCGGTCCAAGTTCCCGCCACAAGCTCTGGCGTGCCTTGTGATGCAATAGTGTTCGGGGTTCCGTTACCATCCTGAAAAGCCAAGCCTTCTGGCATCGTGTCGCCAATCTGGCCGTTAAGGGTGTAGAACCAACGAACGTCGTCGTTTGAATTCAGCCCAGAAATAGGCGTGATAGCCCCAACAAAGTTAGACCCGGCAAACGTGCCGACCGCTCCGACCGCAAGGTTTCCGCTATTGGCGGCACCGGATACACCTATAGACCCTGGCGGCCCACCCATAACAAGGTTTGCAATCTCGATATTCCCGGCAACAGACGTACCCATATCGATTCCGATAAATGAGGCGCTTGATGATATCAGTGCGAACTTAATAGTGGATTGAATCAGCCATGTGCTACCCAGAACCTCTATACCCTGGTCAGCATTGAGGCAGCTGCTGTTAACGTGCAGCAGAGAAATCATATCTTCGAACCGGCCCCACTTTACACAGTTATCAACTACAACACTGTCGGCTTGGAATACGTTTGTGCCGGGAACGGCGGTATCCCTGAAATCAAATGCGGTGGCGTTAGGGCAGTCGATCAATGCGTTGAATATATTGAACGTCACATCGACACCGGTAAACATTGCGCCCGTTCCGGTGTAGGTTATCTTTGGGCCAAACAGGTTGTTGCTGGTCCATGACATATTACCAGCGCTGCAGTCAAAACTGTTGCTAGTAGAGAAGCTGTCGCCGAGGACGTAGTTAGTATCGGCTTCAAGCGTAATGACCCCGGCCGCGGGCGTAGGCAGGTCCGCTTCTTCGTTGATGACCTTGGTGTTATTGGCAAATGTTCCAACACCGCCGGCGGTAACTAACGATTTAACGGTACCGGTAGAGTCAATCTGCTTGGTTATACTGTCGGCCGAATCAGCGAATATAGTAACGGCACCGGTGGGCGGTGTCAGCGGGGTGGTGTCTTCGTCGATTCTTAGCTCTGCCATTACAACTTAACCCTTAGTCTTGCGCTGCCGTCGAGTATCAATTCACCCTCAAGCCTAAACTCACCGTGAACCGCGAGCTCTCTCCTGTCTGGAATTGCAAATGATTCGGCTGCTAATATATGCCAAGGCACTGAGCCTGTGTTGTCTGGTGAGGCTGCAGGTGATCCTGCGTCGAACTCTCTAAAGCTCACGGCGCCAACCTGACATTAACAAGGCCATCCATGCTTAAGCAGAAGGCCCACGCGCCAGCATCGCCCGTATCGTTAATCATAAAGGTTGCGCGCTCTAAAATCTGTATTGAGTTTTCATCTGTCGGTGTTGCGGCCTGCGCATTTAGCGATAGATCACATACACCTATATTCTGTATTAAAATCTGGGCCCCAACACCTATGCCTGATTCAGCATAAAGGTCGGTCCATATCCCTGCAGGTATATCAATATTAGGCAGTGTGTCAGCCATGACTTCCCCCGATAAAACAAAGGGGTCCGAAGACCCCTATATATTACTTCTTGGTCATGTCGACCTTTTTAGCCGTCTTAATTTCTTTAACCTTGCTCCCGAGAAGCGTGGCCTGGGCGCCGGTCAATTTCATCTCGGTGCCCACCTCCATCTTCTGGGTTTTACCATTCACCAACATGTGAAGCTTGGGATGGGTTACAACGTGGGTCATATCACTCATAGGTCACCCCTTATTTAGCGAAGAACGCGCAAGTACTACCGTTGAAGTCTTCGCGAACCTCGTAGCCAATGGCGCCAGCAACGATGAAGTTGTAGTTGTCATTGTAGAGGGTGCGAGGAACAGCAATGGTGCTGATACCCATGCCAACAATCGGACGAACCGAGTTCCCGTCAAGCGGGAAGCCCATCATCTGGTTTCCGGTCAACTTGCTGGTCACTTTGATCGATGCGACGCCGCGCAGATTACCAATTTCCTGTTGGATGATTGGCGAATCGTAGTTATCCGAGAATTTGTTCTCCCAGTTGGTGGCGATCTCTTCGCTGACGTAGATGGTCAAATCCTTGTCACACTTGTTGGTGATCCGCATAACATTACGAATCTCGTTCAAGAATGCGGCCTTGTTATCCACGCCTGTACCGGCAGTGAAGTCAAAGACCAAGGTGATCTGCGCAACTCGCGAGTCGCCATCCATACCAGCCCAGCTCAAGTCGTCATGCACAATGATGTTGCCATCGCTGTCCTTGTGGCCGTTGATGAACTGGTCAGAGAGTCGGCGGCGAAGCGTCAGGGTGCTCTCACGTTGGTCATCAATCAAGGCGTCGAAGCCTTCAGCGCGCATAGCTTCCCACTCGCGGAAGTTGCGGCCGTAACCTGTGTCATGAATAGGCACAATCGAGCCGTCAAACTTATACTCAACCTGATCGAACTTAACGCCGGACTGGCCAGCCATTGAGGTCTGAGAGTTACCAGCATCAGAAGCCTGGCGGAAGCGGTGAACCGTGCGGCCCAGGCTTACAGACTTAGACATGCCCATCAGGTCGTTCAGGAATACATCACCTTCATTATCGAGGCGCATAACCTCAACAGTGGTGTTGTCGAACTCCTGATACACATCCTGCGGGATTATACCTTGGTTGATCTTAAGCTGATGACTGTCAACCATCTTTCGATGATAGTCACGCTCAGCAATCTGCTTCTTAAAAGCTGTCTTGCCGTTGTTCTGTAGAGACTTTGCGAAATACATTTTATCTCTCCTTACGCGAATCGAACGCGGACAAGCTGGGTGCCGGATGTGGTTACATCTTCATCCGAGTAGCCAACGATTTCGTTAGTGCCGCCAGTCGCAGCGATAACCAGAAGACCGGCGCCGTTGCGAGCTAATGCGGTGCCGATTTCAAGGTTCTGCGCTGTGACCACCAGAACATTCAGGAATTCACCTGAGCGCGGCTGAATGGAAACCATGTTTTCGCCAATGGTCCAGGCGTCATCAACACTGCGTGAGCGGCCCTGATCCTTATCAGCTACCAGCGGCAGTTGACCGAATACAGTGGCGGCTACGGCGCTAGCGGCAAGGCCAGAAGCAGACTTTGATAGCACGGTGCCGGGAAGTATAGCTGCAGCAGCAACACCCTCGACGTTCAGAGGCTTTTGATTGGCACCGTCAACAGCGCCAGCCCAAATAGATCGTTTACCGATAATAGACATATCAAGCCTCCTTAATCAGGCAGTTCGGTTGCAACGTATGCATCCGAATCTTGGTTAGTTTCGAGGTGACTCGCCAGGCCGTAAGCAGGGGTGCAATTAGCAGCCAAGCTCTTCAGCGTGTCGATACCCATGGCCTTCGCTGCTTTCGCGTCGATGCCTGCGTACTTGTCACTATTACCAATCAGGGTTGCAAGCTCATCGAGCTCTACATCTTGGTTGGCGGTTAATTGTGCTTCTACGCTAGCCAGCTGATCAGCTAAAGGCTTAACGGCGTTGGCGATGAGTTCAGCGAGATCCGCTTTGTCATCACCGCTGCCATCACCAATAGCATCAGACTGGTTCGCTTGAAGCTCGTTGTATTTCGCAAACAGATCCGCATCGGAGAGACCTTCGATCTCCACCTTTGCTTCCTGTAGCGCATTGACAATCAAGTCTTTCATTGCGTCACCTTCTTCTGAGTTTACTTTGGGGTTAAATGTCACATCTCGCGTCATTGGTCGCGGAATGCCGACAATTTCTGCTCTTCCGTTACCTATAGTAAAAGGCACGGAAAATAATTGTTCATCTTTTATGACTTCAAATATCACTATTTCGTCTTTGTCGAATATCTCAACCACAAGCGAATCCGAAATCGCTGACCTGTCCAAGGCTTCCTGAACTGCAACGCGCACATCGGTTTGTGACATCTGGTCGCTAGTGGGTATGGTTGTGTCGGCTGTAGGCTCTTGCTCAAGCACGAACTGGCTAACCTCAACCTCTTCGCCGTCAGAGTTAACCGCCATGCCTACACCTTGTCCGGGCTGAGCTGCACCGACTGAATCTAACAGTATGGCGTCGTGGTCGAAGGCTATATCTCGGGCAATGCCGAAGAACTCTTGGCCTTCAGCGTTAACCTGTGGGCCGTCTGTTTCTTCCACCAACAAGAATGCACCCACCGATGTATGAATCGGGCGGGCCTTATCGTTAGTCTCAATCTCTTCGATTCGATCCAGTAGACGCTTACCGCGATCAGTCTTCATCGCTTCTTGTACGTTGATCGTCTTATCTACTGCGAATCGGTTACCCTCTTTACGCACGTTAGTATTAAACGCACCGGCATAGAAGTTGTTGATTGCATCTGGGTCGAGCGCTGAGAGGAAGTTTCCATTGGCATCAGTGGGGTGCTCAACGGGCGCCAATGTGCGTTCAAGCGTATGAATGCCGGCCGCTACTTCCTCTGCAGGATATAGAATGCCGTTCATTACGATGTTTTCAGGGAGGGTGTGCGAGCTGATGATAATATGCTCAACGCCGTCGATAGTCTTACGACTGACAGCATTAGGCTTAACGGCAGCTGTACACTGCATCATTACTCGATTAGCTTTTGGCTTACCTTGAGGCATGCGTTACCCAAATAGTGTTTTATGGATAATATCATGCCTAGTTTATATATCAAACCTTTGGGTCGATATGAGGGATTGTTCTGGCCATGATGACCCCATCGCATGTAATGACCCCTGTAGTCGATAAGGTTTCGCCACTCTTCAGCGTGTAACTCTTACCAACCTCAAGACTTACACCGTTGATTGTCGCCGATCCAGACTGGAGCGTAATCTCATTACCGCCCGAGAACTTAACGGGAGCATCACACTTAAGTGATCCTATCTTTGCGTTACCTAAATCAATCATACTAACCTCAAATGCTCATCATAAATGTAACAACCGCCACCGCCAGGAACAAACCAGCTAGGCAGCAAGTTAATATCCAATCACCTTTCCGTGTAGCTTCGATTTCAATCTCTATGTCGCTCATCGCGCTTGCCTCGTCGGTTATCTTGTATTGGTAACTATAGTCATGCCGTGGTTATTAGAGAAATGACTTGTGAGCATGTTGGTGGGTGGAGTTATTCCGATGTAGCCCACCTGAACCCAACGCCTCTATCATCATCCTGATAGATCAGCACAGTGTTGGGCCGCTCACTATCCCATATGTACACTTTGCCAACACCGTCAACACAAGCATCCTTAGCGGCCTGCTCCGCGACATCAATATCATCATAGCTGCCGTGTATAGTGGCGGGTTTTATGTCTGGGTGAACGTCACAGCCTGTGCACACCGTATACCTCATCTCTACGTCTCCTCTGTTGGCGTGGGTGGTAGTGGTAGCCATGCAGTCAGGTTTGACTGATCCCCAATTGTGTTAATCCACCAATCATCTTGACACAGCTCGCATTCAGCCCACCCTGTGACTGGGTTGTAGTCTCCGCTGTAAGCATAGTGAACGCCATACCCCAGAATGTGAGTCCCATCCTTCGGCGCCGTATCCATGCTCATTGGTTTCTGTTCGCTCATCTCTACTCTCCTTCTGGTGGTGGTAATGGCATCCAGAATTTAACATCAGGCCACTCGCCTTGGCTGCTGTCGTTATGAGCAAGCCAGTAAATATCACCAATGTCATCGTATCTCTCGCAGAATGCCATTGTGGTTATTGGGTCGCCCTCCGCTGTCACTGTGGATATCAAAACCCACTCTGCGTCATCCGGCAGCCGATCATCAACACTTATCCATTCAATGCTCATCTCTATGCTCCCTTCTCGTCATTGGCCCAAGCACACGCGAAAGAAAACATAACTATAAACTCTGGCGACATAGCGCCAAGCCCAAAATACTGACCTATCTCATTGCAGGCGCACATTCCAAAAATCACACCGTAAAGCTTTATGCATCTGTTACTCATCCCTACACCTCTCATCTAATGTGTTTACTCTGGATACAACTAGCCTTTTTCCCCTTGATATCCCTACATACTCACCTGTAAGCATTGTAGGTATCATCGCCATTACGCGAAACAATCATGTGATTGCCTGGGTACTCATATTCATAGCCTGTACAGACTACGCCCCTCGATACAGTGTTCCGTATCTCCCTCGATGTTATGAGGTCAGGTACGCTCAGCAAGCTTTGTCATCAATTTGTCAGGCAGAGGGCTAACTCTGTTATTCCTACTTTGCTTGCTTTACGTGGTAACTTTTGCGTTTTGATGCCCAGAGTCAAAGGTCACTGCATAAAATCTGACTGGGACGGAATGTATCACCCCGCGTGTAAGCTTTTTATCTGGCTGTGCGAAAGACCCAATACAAATAGCTCCTCGTAGTAGGCGCCCCTCCTCAGCTTGCCCCTTGCAATTGCCAGCTTTAAATCCTCTATCTCGGCATCCCTTGAGGCTATCGTGGCTTTTAGCTTGCACTCTTTTGACTTTCTTCCGCCGTTAGACTTTTCAACAAGACCCTCGATAGCCTTATAGCAGGAGTCAACCCCAGCATTACTCAAAGCAAGGTTGAAGCATTTCATTGCTATTGTTTTCTTTACGGAAAACCACTCACCAAACAACCTTTGATCTTTAAGGATTTCGTGAATTGTTTTTTCTAAACTGAAGGCGTGATCCCTATCCTTGCACTCGAAGTGAGCAATAAGGTGTAGCCTTTGATGATTTCCGGTTTGAAGCGTCTTAAGCCTTGCGTAAGCATCATCCGAAACCCCTATCTTTACGGGTCCAGACTTCTTCTCGCCAGCTCTGATTATATAAACGTAAGACTTATTTGCGGACATAAAAAAACCCTTTGAAAGTTACCCGGTGGCTAGACCTGGCACCTGAGACGGCGTAAACACGCAGATCACAGGTAACTTTCAAAAGGCTCTAACCGTCTCATAACACCTCTCACCACAAGAGGTTGGCGCATAAAACGCCGTGACATCATTATAGCTTAACCATACCTCTAGTTGCAATCAGTCCCCTGCTGTTTCGTCGGTAGCTCTTGCCAAGCCTCAACATGCTGATCGCCCAACCTGCTGTTATCCTCATAAAGCCAGCGCCAAGAACCCTTTCTCATATTCTTGTGTGGCGGCTTGATGTATGTAACTTTCTTCGCTGTCTCATACGTTTCGCCCCAGCATGAGCAAAGACGAACACGAACCAGCTCACCCTCTGGCGGCGGATTGCCAAGCGGATTAGAAGTCCAATCACTCATATCTATCATCTCTCGTTTGTGTTGGTTATTGTGGCCCTAATAGGTCTGGATGGACGTACTCGTCAAGCATTCGAGCCTCTATATTTTCAAGCTTTTCGCCCATGTACCACATGGCGTTGTTGTCTGTGCGGCTAACAACCCTGCACCTGTTGACGTTGCGCCCCATTAGTATCCAGCGCGCTACTCGTATCAAAAAAACCTCCCATTGCTTTCTCATACATCACCCCTTCTTGGTGGTTGGTTTGTGTGAATGAACTATAGCCAATCAGCGTGATTAACAGAAATGACTTAGAGGAATATCTCTTGGCTGGATATTACGAGTCGAAGAATACCTTCTCAGCTTTAATCAGGTTCAATCTCAACCTCAAGGTCAACACTGTCGGTAACCGGGTCGCCATTTATGACCGACAGCATGTCAGCTATGTCATAGTTTGTTGCGTTAACCCTTCCTGAGATTTCAGGTGAAATATCATATTCACTCATCGTAATCAACCTCTATGACTTTGCCTGTTATATTTCCTGATGGGTCTCTAAGAGCCTTAACGCCCCTGACCTTATATCTGCCACCCGACCCTAGAAGCATCTCCCTTTCAGCCGTATTACCGAATGATAAGGATTCCATGTTTAGGGCATGCTGGCCTTTCTTCGTGCGTATCTTGAATACCACGCTCTTTCCTGGGTCGGCGCTAAAGAAACCCTGCTTTGGGTTGCCAACTAAGCCAGCCCAGCCCGTTGCTGAACCTGCGTTGCTTGCCGTTGACTGCGGTGTGAGTATAGGTATCTCCTTGCCGATAAGCTTCTCAGCGTTGTCAAATAAATCCTTATCCTTGATTCCGCGGTACAGCGCACCGTCCTTTGTTATCTCGCTCTTCTTGACGGCTCTGTTGATTGAGTTTCTCATTTTCTTAGCGTCAGTAACTTGGCCAGCATCAAACGCGGATTGATTTCTGAGTATTTCGTTGCTCTTATAAAATCCGTCACCCTTGTAGTATTCGACGTAAGCCGACTCATCCGCAGATAGCTTAACCTTCTTTGGCACCTCTGGCGGAACATCAGAGCTTGACAGCTTCTTGTCTTCGGCCACTGTTGGCTTACGCGGCTTCTTTACTTTCTTCGCGTCTGCTGAAGGCTTCGGATTCGCCGCTCGAATTGACGCAATACTCTCCGTTGACTGCAGGGGCTCGACTGGGGCAACCTTTGGCCTTGGTTTGGCTTTAGGTTTAGGCTTGGCCGTCTTCTTCTTGGGTGCTGCCTTTGGTTTGGCTCTAACTACTTCCTTGGGCTCGCTGAAGAATACCTTCTCGGCTTTGATGTCCTCCTGAAACTTCTTCTGTACTACTCTGCCGCGGTTATCGATGAGAACCATCTCGACAGAACAAAGGCAATTAATGCGATTTGGGGAAATTGACCACCAAGCTTGCTGATCCTGAGTACTAAAAACCAGCCCGTGCCTAGCGGCATGACTTGCGCGAGTCGTAGAGGTCAGCGCTGAGATATGGATAACGCCAGCGCGCAACCCTGTACCCTCGGCCATGATGTCGATAGACTTGATTTTGCCATCGTTGAGAGCCTTATTTATGACTGTATCGGCTGTCCGTTTAGCACTGGATCTGGATACGTCAAAGCGCTCACTTATGCTTTCTGCAATCTTGGCAGGTGAATCACCCGCTTGCATGCCCGCGCGTATCTTCTGCATAACCTGTGATGATGTGCGCTCAGATAGAGTTTTGATCGATGCGAAACTCTCACTGAATGTAGCGTTTAAGCCCTCTCTGTAAGCCGGTGTGAGCAATACTTCTTCAATCGGCACCTGTCTAGGGGATACGCCGCGGATTAGCACGCCGTCACGCCTAGCATCGAATACAAGCTTATTGAATCTGACAGTTTCCTCTGCAGCACCCTGGCGATAAGGTGCCTCGATGATGTCACGCCAGTACCAGCGAGGATTCATGCCTGTCTGCGAGTCTAAGAGCTGCTGATTGAGTATGAACACGACGCTAGCTGATAGAGCGTCGACGCCATCAGGGGTGATGTCATAGGTATAGACAGTATCCTGTTGATTGGCCTCAAGCTCATTGCGTATCTTGGTCACACGGCGGGAAGTCTTAGGCACGGCGCGGAAAAGGACTTTAACGTCCCTCTCTGCACGGTTAAGCCTTGTGGTTAATGCCCGAGTGCCGCGCTTGCGATTGCGAGCTACGCCGGTTGGGTCATCTGTGTTACGTCTGGCCATCAATAACCTCTTTCGCAAGTAATAACGGGGTGCTGCTAACCTCAAGAAGATTAGAGGCTGCACGGACAACTCTAGCCCTGCCTGACTCATCGCTCTCGAAGAAGGAAAGCATAAGCTCGGCACAGAATAACCCTAAGGCATCAGCACCATCGGGCTGGCACCATCTAGACATCAGCCGTTCATTACCGGCCTTTTCTATGAGATCCCTGCATTCACCGAGTGATACGCACGAACTTACACCCGACCTTAGCGCGCCACTAAGCACGGCCATCCTTTCAAATGTGCCGTTATCGTCATACAGCTCATTGGCGCACCAGTCGGCTAGCATTATATCTGCGTTACGTCTTGCCACTAAAAATGCTCCTCAGATTCATCACCCCAAATAGCCGCCATGCGTGCTTCATACTCTTCAGGCGTCTCGTTGGGCCCCGCCGTGCCTCGAATAGGCGCAACGCCAGGCCTGCTCACTTTAAATATCAAGTGTGATAGCAGTAACGCCGCCGCTACCGCTATTGTAATTCGTGCAAATTCGCTCATCTCAAACCTCACTATTACGCGGAGTATCTTGTAAAAGCTCTGCCGACATCGTGAACTCAGCAGGGGCGCCGCGCCTTAGCTTTACATCCAGCTGGCTTATTCCGGAAACCATGCCCGAGGGTATTCCGACAATGTCGGATATACGGTCCATAATGTCATCAGACATCACTATGAATCTGATGCTGCTATTTTTCGGCCGCGGTGGCGGCGCATGCCTTGATTGTGTCATCTCATCTCTCCTAGTCTAAATTAAACGCAACACTGAACGATGCGCCCTTTACTGGTGGTACTTTTTGAGCTTCGAAATAGAACACCGTTGAGCATACTCGCTTTATCTTGGTGATGTCCCACGCTGAGCCTTGATATCCTACCCGGCCGCACACTTTATGAACACGGGTGATATCGCCAGCTGACTCATGGGTCATGCAGCTAACTACCACCCTCTCAGGTCCAGATGCCCATGCGTGATGGTGATACCTTACCCAGAAATTAGCATTCTTCATCCAACCTCTCCCGCGAGCCCGCAAGCTCGAACCAGCTGCCTAACAATCTGCTTAACTTCTTCTTCGGTGCCGTTCAGGCCTAAGCACATGCACTCTAGCCGGTTATGCTCACTCTCGCCGCCGTTACAGTTGCGATGATACCAATCGTATGATCTCCCCCAGTAATCAAGCGCCGGCTTAACGCCCCAGCCTTTGGACTTGATCAGCTGCGTGAAGTATTGCTTATCTTTATTCATTGTTTACCAGCCTTGTAGCTACTACATCGCCAAATGCTGAGCGCTCATCGTATGGCTTACTCTCGAGCATGGCCTCGACCTCGGCAGATACATTAATGCATGCAAAGTTACGAATGTCCGCATCGCACCAGCATAAACCTAGATATTCATTCTTTCTGATATCGGTAACCCAGCTTGGAGCTAAGCCAAACGGATCAGGCCCGAGTATGTGAGTTACCGTTGGGCATTCAGCTGCCAGATCGACAGCGGCGCCGTGGATTATGAACAGATGGCTATTCATCAAACTTGGCCCCCGCTTCCTCAAGCTGTACAACCAACCCCTCTAAGTTCTCGGCGTAACGCTCAGCGTCGGGATAGGCCACATTGACCTGACGAGGGTTGTCGCCTGGGGTGACACTGATCTCAAGAGCTAACAGCAGCGCCTTAAGTGTGGCCTCAGCAAAAATACTGGGCATCGGGTCAGAATTAAACTCACCCATCGATATTTCACAATCATTCTTATGATTCATAGCCTCACCTATAATCTGATAGTGTGCCTATAGAGTATAAGATTCTGCCAGAAAGTAAAATGACTTGTAGTTATATCTCCTCGTCCGGCAGGTCTTCAGTCATGTTGTCATCAAGGTCAGCGTCGATATCCTCGTCAAAGTCAGCAACCTCACGCATCTCCTCGACGGTGAATATAGTCCCGCCTATAAGATTCTTTGAATTAGCGTCAGCCATCTTCAACGACAGCCCGATCTTGTCATCTTGCGACTTGGCGAGCAGATCATCCCACTCAACCTCATATTCAGATCTAGGCAGCACACCGAACTCAATCATCCAGTCGAGAATGTCCCGTGTCATCGTGGTCTGGAAGTTCTCGCGGCGGGATTGGGCCATCATCAGTGTAGATTCTGAGTCTTGGTCGCCTGCTAGCTTGCCGGTCTGATTGCCGACTAGCATCGATGCGGATATGCCCGAGCCTGCTGATACGATCTGCAGCGCAATAGCGAAAGCATCCTTGGGGCTGGCTAAGCTTGATTCCAGCGTGTTGGCGTCAAAGCCTGGGGTCATCAGTGAGCGGTTCGTGCGATTGCGCGTGAAATCATCCATGTTCTCGCCGAAGTCTTTCAATAGGTCAGCATTCTGAGCTGCCCCCGCCAAGTCCTTCAGGGTGAATACAATGCTCTGTGCTGCATTCTTATAGAAACCCTCACCGCTAGCACCCGAAACCTTGATCAAGTCCATCAGCGCATTATAGACACCCTCTAGCGCTGGTATCCCGTAGATAGACCCATCATCAGCACCCTCAGACGCAATTACGATGCGAGAAGGGTGAATGTTAAACGCTGATACTGACCGATCATCACGGTTACCCGGCGTCGAGCCGTTGAAGTCGTAGTGTGCAGGCTGGCCAAATGTATCTGAGCGAGGGTCGCGGTCTGTAGTGGTCACCTTAAGCTGTGATTCATATAACGGGACCATCTCCATCAAAGCGTTAGCACCGGGCAACATCTCCAGCGGCTCAGATGGGTCTTTGCCATCTCTGACGCGCATGTACATGCCACCATAGCGCCCAACTCGCTGCCGTGTGTCCAGACCCTTCAGGCGTGACCATAGATTGATGCGTTTGGCGATTGATTCCAGCTCAGTGTTGAATTGCTCCGAACCGTCAATGGTAGGTATTGTTCTCCACCCCAGATCAGGCGGAATGGTGATCACAGCCTTAGCTATACCGAATCGGCGGTACATGTTCCAAAACAAGCCGAACGTAAGAATACCAGGATAGCCGAAATCGATGCCAAGCTGATGCAAGGTGTCGCCGGTCTCGTTGTTGCCTGATAACAAGCTGCTTCGAGCCCTGGTAAGGTCGCTGTTTGTACTCGATGCAACGAGCTCTTGAAGCTTTGACACTTCCAACTCTAAATCTTTGTTTCTGCTGAACCAGCCCATGTTTATCGTCCCATTGCTATCTTGAGTAATTCCGCCAGATTGTCACGCGCAACAGGTGCAAAGCACATAACAAAGGCATCCGCGAGGTTAGGAGACATAATATCACGCTTTGCCAAGTCTTCCTTGCTCTCGACCTTGACCTTGCCCGCCTTATCGAAGTCGCGCTTAGGTGTGCATAGCTCAGTCTTCAGCTGCTCGAGCTTCGGCAGGTCTGAACAAATGCTAATCAACTCGGTCGGATCGTAATCGCCACCCTCGGTAACCGCCTTGTAAGTCTTCTTGAATCTGTCGGCTAACTGCCACCATGCCTGCGCCTTGATGTTCGAGAACATATCCTTGTTCGTGCGCCCCGGCGAGTATTGATCATCAGGGCCGATAACCCGGCTACCAGCGTTAAACCCATGATGATTGTTATACCCCATATCGTTCAGGTTCGAGCCCACCGATGCACCAACGCCAATTGAGTCATAGGTAATTGTGGCCCCGCGACTCTCAGCGACACCCCTTACCCTGGTGATCGACTTAACGAGCTCATCGTCACCACCCTTCCATTCTTCCATGTGATCGACGACAACACCATGAGATACGCACATGGCATTCTTATCCGCACCACTGTCAGCAACGTCATAGCCGCACATCGTCGCACCCTCAGCCTCAAAGCCTAGGTTTATGTGAGCATCGATAGCCGCTTCAATCCATCGTCTTTGAATAATCACACCATCATCGTCATCCCTGGGCATACCAAGGTAGATATGCTGATACTCGTCGATATCCTCATCCTTAGCCGCATCAATCACATCCTTCATGGTGTTCGTGAGGAACGGGTTGTCGGTGTAGTTGATCTGCCTAACTATGGTGTTTGGGGGTGGATTGGCTACGAACCGCTTGTACACGAAATCAGTAGAGAACTGAGGGTTGAACACTATCCAGAATTGCGACCCCTCTTTACGAATGGTTGGCTCTAACACCTTCCACTGCTTCTCCGTGAGATTGTGCGCTTCCTCGATCCAGCATATATCAACGCCCTCCAATGACTTAATCTCATCGATGTGGCGCCACAGGCCGTAGAACAGGAACTCACTCCCCGTTGCGTGGCAGATAATCTTGTTGTTGAGGATGGTGAATTTATCTTGGACACCGAAGCGCTCAATCTGAGTCTTCAGCAGGCTGTATACCGACTCTTCAATCTTATTCTGAAACTGTCGGGTACAGAGGAATTTAACCTTGCAGAATTGAGCTAGGAATATCGCCATACCGGCAGCATCCCAACTCTTCGATGATGTTCGCCCCCCATGTAGAACCCTGTTGCGAGCCTTGGCCCGCCAGAAGTCCTTGAGGCATGGGTTAAGAGTCGCTGTCACTGTAGAAGTCCGACAACTCTTTAACCTCTTTAACTTCCTGATGAATCTCTTGCTTATCAGTGTACCCGTGCTTGGTCAGCATGAGCTTTGCGATCGACGCGTTGAAGTCGCTTGTCAGGCCGCCAGAGAGAAGCTTTATCTCCTGCTCCTGCAAAATATCCTTGACGATGTAAGAAAATCGTAACTGTAAATCTGTTGGGTCGGCCTTTGAGGACCAGTCATATACTGTTGGTCGGCATATACCAAGGTGCTTAGCGAGCCCGGCAATGCTTGGAACGGCCTCACCTTTATCCTTGTACTCAGACAGGTATGCAGAAGCGGATAGCATTAGGTCGTCTGTTAAAGCTGTGGGCCTGCCCGCCATGATAATTACCTACTTGGTTATAAGATTATCTGAGAGTTTATCACTAAACCTCATCGAAGTTGATTGCTTTGGCGTGGATTTCACTCTCCTCTCTGGTCATGTCCCTTCTGACCATATCCATCTCGGTACCTGAGTACACCATAAACCATACTAGCTTGCCGTTAAGTATGAACTGACGCTCTAGCGGGTATCTGCTTTCAGTATCCATGAGCTCATCCCTCGGTGCTAGCTGTGCTGCTTAGTATCAACCCCGTGACGCTTATCATGGGATCTCATTGTACCTACGCCGAGCATAGCGCTAATCAGTCCAACCACAACGCCGGTCTCGATCATTGGTGGTGTTGGGCCCGTCATCTCAGCAAAGGCCCACACCCATGTTAGCAGCGGGTGAACGATGCATGACCATAGAAGCGCTAGAGCTCCAGTCCATCCAACCGCGGGGCGCCAACCACTTACGAATACATTGGGATGAGCCGCTTCAATCGCATTAACCTTAAGTTGACCCAGCATAATATCAACGTGAGCCTTTAGCTCTGCCAGGTTACCGGACTGTCTTAGCTCCTCAAGCTTACGCATTTCTTCTGCGCGCTTATTGGCATCGGGCCATATCTTCTCAATGGCTGTCTTGCCTAGGTCGAATACTGCGCTTATCGGGTCAAAGCTCATGTTCTCGCATCCCATCTTGCCGGGCCGTTAGTACGTGAGTCCGCGTGTACCCGGTTAACGTAAATCCCTAACCCGCATTCAGGATAGGTCTCATCGTAATAGTCGTAGACTTCAATAGGGGGGATCTGCATCCACTCACCGCAAGTGTAAGCATAAATCTTGTGGTCAGCTGCCCGTCCATAGATGTGCGTACTGTCGCTGTCGGGATTGCCGGTAACTTTGGTATTGTGCGCCTTACACCGATTGGGGCCGGTGATGCTGATCTTTATCTTGGTGCCGTATACCGCGGCAAAATGATCGCATGCGCCCTGCAGCATCTCGACAAGCTTTATATCAACTGTATCGAATCCACAACAGCACTCACATAAAAATTCCGACCGGCTTAAGTTTTTTGATAAGTTGCCCACATCAAGACCCCGCCCAAACTGTAAGGAATATGAATGCAGTGAATGCTGCACCCGATACGAATACGAGCAGCAGAGCCCTTTGAGCTCTCTTTCGCCGGCTGTCTACGTTAGCCTCCGGCGGCCATCTTGGCTAACTCTGATGTAAGCGTCTTAATCAGCCAGAGTGTAACCCCTACGGTGCCGGTACACATCGTGCCGACAAGCGATAAGGCGTAGATAATATTCTGGGTGTTCTTCTCTTGCTGCTTTTCGATATCGGGCAATGCGTTGACCCTGATATCATCGAGCATCTCTCGGTGCCGATAGACCTCTTCATAAGCGGCGGCCTGCTTTGATACCACTGAGGCCATCTGCCTCATCTCATCCGCCATCTTCGATATCGCTTCCGTCATCCGAGTAAAGTCTCTGTCCTGACGCTCTTCTATCGCTTTGAACCGATGCTCGCTCATTTTTCACCAAATAGATAAAATGCTTCCCGACGAGATAACAAACGACCGAGAACTGAATCACGATGAATGTGTATGCTGCGAAATCCGCCATAGAATACAATTATCAATGCAATTAATTGAGCTGTTAGCATAGCATATGGATATAAAACAAACAGCTGGTACGCAAATTCTGATGATTGATGGGCAAATCTATCGATTATCGCTGATGACCCAACAAACAAAGATGTGAGCCCGAAGCATATCGATAGGTGCTTGTCGGTGCGGCTCATTTCAGGCCTAACAACTATCGTCATGGCAAAGCACCAAATCAATGACATCGTCATCAGGCACTGCCATCCAGAAGCATCGGGCCACGCATAAACTACTGAGGCCGTACCAACAAACGCAAAGCAGCATGCGGCTGCAGCCCTGCTCGCGAACAATAGCGCGAGGCATGACAGGCAAATCAGGAATACATCCGCATACTCTTCGATCATTTCTTTTTACCGGTCCGGCGCTTCTTGGTATCACCTGGAACCTTTACGGCGTTCGGGGTGGTCTTGGTCTTGCGTGGTGCTGGCTTTGTCTTAGGTGGCATATCGTTACCTTAAATGTTTGGGATTGACTCTAATGAGAGTACAGCAAGAACGGCCATTACGCCAATAATCCCCGCAAAATCTGATACTTTCATCCACTTTTTTACTGCTTTAGGTTTGCTCAATTTGCTCCATCCCCTCTCGATACATCTTCCGATATTTGGCCGCGGCTGCTTTTATGTCGCTGACCTCTGGGTATTGCTCGTTTAGGCTCTTGTGGTTCACCTCGCACTTTAGCCACTTAACGTGGTCGGCGCCCATCTCGATTATTAGCCGCTCCTTGTACACGGACTGTCTGCCTGAGTTGTGCGTATTACAGCTGTTGCACTGGATGCGCAAATTTTCCAGCATGAACCGCCGAGGGTCGATAGTCTTGGCTGGCATAAAGTGGCCAACATGAAAGTTCTGAGGGTTATCCTCAAACTTCTGCGGCAGGTCGCAAGTATAACAGGGCTCGCCACGCCTCAATACGTGCTTGATGTACATGTGAAGCGCTGCCTTTAACGCCTCATAGTGCCCATTCTTACCGATGCGCTTCTTTGCCTTCTCCTTCCTTTTTCTTGTGTCAGCCTTCCAGGCCTTATCCTCTGCCTTTTCAGTCTTCTCGTCGGCCTTGCGCTTATCGGCTATATGCTTGTCACAGTGGGCGATCTTGCACGCCATCTCGCCACACGTTGGATTCATGCGGTCAACCATCAGTTGTGACCGCGCCCCGTTGCATATCTTGCATTTATTCGCCATGCTCGCCCCTGTTAGTGCGATTCAATGCTATCGCCACGTTCTCGCACCTAACCCAGCTCCACTCATCGACCGGCACATCTTCCCTCTGGTCTATCAATGCGAATAATGCCTCATCAAAACTAACCGCTGCTACATACTTGATTTCACCGTCATAATTAACCCATGTATTGGCAGTAAATCTAGTATTGTTAAATTCAACTCTTGTCATATATTCCCCCTGTTACGCTGCTTAAGATCGCCATTACCAGCCGTACGCCCAGCCGCGAAATTCGCAGACTACAATCACCACGGATAAAACAGCTATCGACACTAATAAAAATGTCATCATGGTTTTTCCTATACGGGCTCGGTGGTTGTTTTAGATTTAAGCTCAGCCTTAAGCCCCTTGATTAAACTCTTGGCCGCGCCCTTGCTTCTGTTCAGCTGGGCAATCTCAGCATTCTTCTGGGCAATGACAGCCTGATAGTGTTTCTCAGCCTTTCTATACCCTCGAGCTTCTGCCTCTTTGATATTCATGCTGGTGCCCCTTTGCTGTATTAATAATATGCCCGCGTGCCTTATCCTGCCAATTGCTTGTGCTTATGACGCTTTGATACCACTATGCCTCTGGAGCATGTTACTCCGATTGTTCGCGCTCGAGCCTCGAGAACTCTGAATCTTGCGGCTTGATCAATATAATCCCCTTCTCTATCGCGAATTGCTCGAGCTTCTGCAGTGCGTGGAACCTCTGCCCCTTGGTTGCT